CAGGGACATCCTTCATCGCGAATGCGCGCGTGGGTGATGGCTTCCGTGGTCCTGACGGACGATGGTATGAAGTTTCCAATATCGCCAGTGATACGGCGCTGTCTATTGCCCCGAACTACCAGGGCACAACCGCCGCTGGTGGAGGTTACTCTCTCGCGCCGTTTCAGGGATACCTCAAGGACTCAGCTGATCAGTTGCGCGCCGCAACCAAGGTGATCGCGTCCACAGCAACCGATATGTCCGCCCAGATTGACCAGGCGAGAGTGTCGGCGGAATCAGCCACGGCTTCTGCTGGCACGGCGACAGCCAAAGCTGCAGAGGCTTTAGCGTCTTCGAACAACGCGACCAGCAGGGCATCGGCGGCACTGGCGAGCCAGAACGCTGCGAAGACATCCGAGACAACAGCGAAAACTTACGCAGATCAGGCGGCGGCCTCCGCGTCGGTACCGGTGTCCACACCGCTAACGGGTTTCAGCGCAGCCAACCCCGCACCGATTGTTGCTGCGGATACAATCTTGGCCGCGTTTGGTAAGGCTCAAGGCCAAATAAATCTGGGCGGCTGGGCAGTATCAAAAACGGCGTTGCCAGACATCAACGCAGTATCTATCAGTCAGAAGTTTGACATTGGTAGCGAAGCGGGAACTGCCAATATCCCATTCCGTTTGGGGAGCTCTACTGTTCGATTTGCCGCTGGCGGCACGGGCATAGTTTCTCAGTGGGGCAATTTCGCAAGTTCTCAGCACTGGCAAATGCTTATCTTCGACAGGACATCCAACAACATTGCTTATCGCAGAATGAGCGCTGGCGTGGTTCAAGCTGATGATTACTTAGTTGTTTATCCGACCGGCAAGACGGTTCTCGACATCAGCCAAGGGGGTACTGGTTCGGCAACTGGCGTACCGAACATGGTGGGTGCCACAGCTTCAGTTGCTGGCGTGAAGGGGCTTGTTCCTGCGCCTGCTGCTGGAGACCAGGCAAAGTTCCTTACTGGTGCTGGTACTTACGCTTCGCCGCCCACCGCCGCATGGGGAAGCATCACCGGCCTTCTTTCCGCCCAGACCGATTTACAAACAGCGCTCAATGCAAAGCTGGACGACTCTCTGGCGGGCTATGTGATGCTGTACCCGAATGGAACGCCGGCGGCACCAGCGACGATTGCGGCGAACAGCCGGGTCCTTGTTGATAATCCCTTTCCTGGCGCGCCAGTTATCCCAATAGCCGAGGTGCTGTTTAACGGCATCTGGTCCGACCCGGGGTTTCTATTTGGGTCGGGGGCAGGCTACGGCACAAAAGCCAGCAAAGTGGATGTTGGTGACAAAATCGCAATCCAAACGGGCAGCCTCCAAGTTTTGGCCGCGAGCGCCCAAGCAGGTGGCGGCCATAACACGACGTCAAACGCATCCGGCCCGCTGCCTTATCGTTTGAGAGTATGGAGGATCAAAGGGTGAATACTTACGCAGAGGTTGGTAGCAGCTTTCAGCAGATGGGCGGTGAATGCCCTGACGGCTGGGTGGAGATGCTTGGTCCGCGGCCTGATGATGAAAATTCGCTCGACTATACAGCCCAGCCGGATGGCACCTGGGCGATATCAGAAGAAACTGTTCGGGCGAAACAGGCTGAAGTGGAGTCGGTGTGGCGCGAGCAGCAAATGCCTGTCGCCCAACAGAACGTAACAGCGTTGACCTACGGCGCCGATGATATCCCTGGATCGGAAGAGGGCTGGCAGAAGTACTGGCTCGCGTTGCGCAAGTGGACCGACACCAATCCCGACTTCCCGGACAGTGCCAAGCGCCCCGTAGCGCCGAGCTGATCCGCCACTGAATACCCCGCCCGCCTTGAGCGGGTTTTTTATTGCCTGGAGAAAAGTATGACCACTTCCGAAAAAGACCGGGACATCCTGGCGCGCACGCTGTGGGGCGAGGCCCGCGGCGAAGGGCCAGACGGCCAAGTCGCCGTGGCCTGGACTATCCGTAACCGTGTGTTCGACGGCAAGGACAAGTCTTGGTGGGGGGAGGGCTACGCGGGCGTGTGCCTGAAGCCATGGCAGTTCAGTTGCTGGAACCAGAACGACCCGAACTATGCCTACCTCAGTGGCGCCAAACCGATCCCGGCTGCGCAGTTCGCCCAGGCCCAGCGCGCTGCTGACCAAGTTATGTCTGGCTCGGTACCGGATCCAACTGGCGGTGCCACGCACTACTACGCAACCACGATGCCCAAGGCGCCGGTCTGGGCGGCGAAGGCCAAGCAGACGCTGCGCCTCGGGCACCACGTCTTCTTCAAGGATGTACCGTGATGACGCCCGTGCAGAAGCTAGCCGGGCTGGTGCTGCTGATCCTTGTGCTAATGGCCAGCGCCGCCGGCGTCACCTGGCAGGTCCAGGACTGGCGAATGGGCAAGAAACTTGCCGAGCAGGCAGGCTTGCATAAGGATGACCTGGCGGCGATCAGCAATGCCGCGGCCGCCCAGGCCAGAACTCAACAGGACAAACGCCTGGCCACTGAGCGGCAACTGGCCGCGCAGGACCAAAAACACATAAAGGAATTATCCGATGCCCAACGTGATCAGGCTCGCATGCGCGATCGCCTTGCCACTGCTGATGTCCGGCTGTCAGTCCTCCTCGAGGATTCAGCCAGTGGCTGCGACGTGCCTTCCGCCTCAGGCGCCGTCAGCGTGGTTCATGCAGCCCGTCGAGTCCAACTTGACCCAGCGCATGCTCAACGAATTATCGCCATCACCGATGACGGCGACCAAGGACTGATCGCGTTGCGGGCTTGTCAAGCGTACGTTCGTGCGGTTGCTCGCTGAACCTGTTGAACATCTGGTTTAAGCTTTTTATTATTATTTGCAATGCGCTGTCATTGTTGGGCTTGAAGCTCGTTCTGAGTCATTGCATTAGGGTTAAAGGTAAACGATATTTAAAGTGTATTGGCTTGTAAATGCACCAGTCGGAGATTGCGAACCTTTTAGCATCGGCCTGAACCCTAGCGCCACTCGGTTGGAGCCCGGATTTAGAGTGATCTGGCGTGGATATCCAAATATGACTGGAGCATTAAAGTCGGCCCAAGAGGCCGCCATATAGAGTCCGTCAAGTGTTGTGGTTGATACACCGGTCAAGCCGCTGACGGGCTCTTGGACTGGAGTTAAAGAGGTTGTTGCGTTAGTAGTTTCGGTGCAGTTCATTACAATGTTCGCATAAACTTGCGATTTGGGAAAGTCATTGCTGTTTAGCGTGCCAAATTTTAAGGACATATTGCTGCTTGAAGTAAGCGAGCAAGTGGGGTTGACTACTCTATATGTAATGTATTTTTCAATAATTTTTTTACTGTAAGGCTCAGCTCCGCCTATTGATGCTGCCATTAATTTAACCGAAAGTATATATGAACCCGTGGATTGTGCGGCGTTGCCAGACAGTAGTATGTTCGCGTCTATGGGGGTTCCCACAGATAAAGGCTTACATGATTGAGGTAGGCATGGCCCTGCTGAGTTGGGACCTACCTGCTCCGGTATGCTCCGATTGCTATCGAGATATCTTAATGTGACCTTTGGGCCTTTACCCATGTTATACATTTGCGTAAGAACTAAAGAGAGACCGGTAGGGATGTACTCCTTCACCGAGCAGTTCCTAGATATATCGACCCTGAAGCTTTCGGACGGTTTCAAAGTGCCGAGATTTGTATTTTCGATATCTAGGCCCGAGCAAGATAACAATGCTGGGTTTGCGGACGCTTGCGACGTGGTGAAGTACAAGCAAAAAGATACAAAGCACAACGCGGCGCTTTTTCTATGTCGATGTATATACTTAGAGCTTGTAGGCAAGAGCCACCTCAGATAAAGAATTTGTGTCCGCTATAACGCTATCACGCTTTTGAATCTAGAGATTGATCTGTGTCAATGAAGCGGCGTGTTCGATATAAGACTTTGGTGGTCTCTAACTAGATTTTTGAAAGTTTCTTTAGCTGTGGAAGTTAAAAATACATTGCCTGATTACCCCCTATCAGGCGTCGCGAGC